ACTGACGCTCCGTCCTTCAAAACAATTGTTGGATCACAACTATCATTATCCCATCGTGCCTGCCCCTATGAACGTGATCTCGGCTCAAGATGTCAATTCTCTCGCGCACTTTTCTGCGAATGCGTAGACGCTTCATCGCCGTCAATGGCACGACTGGCAAGTCGCGGTGTAGGCCTGAGACGCCGGCCGCTTAGACAATTTTGCCAACGTCAACCCCAATGTGATGCACCTCCGAGCCGCACGCCCCAGTACATCAGCCACCGGCGCCACGCGGGCACACACGTCACCGCTGACGCTTCACGCAGCACTTTGTCGGCTAGCGCCCGCGGCACCGGCTGAGTCGTGTAAAGCCAGTCATGCACGACGGCCGCCTCGTTCGACGTCCCTCCTGTCAGCCAATACACGACCGGCAGCCTGGGCACCGACGCCAGGTCGGTGATGAATCCGCGCGGCACGATGAAAACTTCGTCGGCAACGTCGGATTGATACACGAGCGCCGCGGCGAGCCGCCACCGGCCATCATCGCAACCGGTGGCGTTCTCGATGACCAGACGCGTGAGGAACCGGCTCATTTCGCGGTCGGCTCCGACGCGCCCGTCGGGATGTCCGCAGGCCAGGCCGCGATCGCCGCGGTCAACAGAATCTGCGCGGACGTCACGCCCAGCACGATGCGGTCCTGATCCTGCGCGGACAGCGGCGACGCCTTCGCCACAGTGATGATCGCGGGAAGGCCCGCGCTCGCGAGCGTCTGAAGGTTGACGGCGTCGACAGTCGAGCCCGACGCACACACCGCATTCACGACCGGCTGCGCGTTGGAAAGCGCGTGAAGCGCCGTGTCGCTCATGCCGTTGACCTGCTGCAGCGATGCGAGCGCCACTTCGACAGGCGGGCACACGCGGGCGGCGACCTGCGCCGGCGTCGGTACCGTCTGGCCGGTCGTGGAACAGGCCGCGAGGACGAACGAAAGCATGGCCGCGCACGCGGCCAGAATGGCAAAACGCTTCATGGTGATTTCCTTACGGGGTGGTGAGCTTGACGGCGGCAGCCGCCGCGCTGGTGACTGCGGCCGAGATGCTGGAAGCGATGCCGCCGCCGGCGATGATCGGCGCGCTGGCGGAAACGCCCGTCTCGCCGAAGTCGAGGCTGAAGCCGTCGGGGGTGTTGCTGACGCGCACGGTGACGGTGCCGACGTCCTTGCTGCTCGAGACGGACGCCTCGCAGCAGATCAGCCGGCCGGTCGAGTCATAGAACGGCCGCACCTCATACCGAGCAGTGCCGGCACAGGCCGCCAGCGCCAGGCCAGCCGCACACGCGAGCGCGGCGCGGATCATTGCGGGGCAACTGCGGCCGCGCCCGCGAAACGCTTGTTCAGCGCATTGATCGCAAGGTGAGCGCTGGCGGCCAGCGCACCCGTGACCAGGGCCGACACGCTGTCGGGCACCGGGGCATGGAAGATCGCGGCCAGGGCCCAGCTCACGGCCGGCTCAAGGGTTGCAGCGCTGATGGTGATGCCGCCGGTAACTACGCTCGAAGTCTGGTTCATTTCGTCGTGTCCTTCTCGTGGTGGTGAATGATCTCGGTCGGCGTGAAGCGGTAGCCCTCGATCGCATACTTCTGCGCGACCCAAAGCGGGAACGGCATCGCGTGGATGCCCTCGTCCTTGCCGATGTGGTGGTCCCGGCACAGCAATAAGCCGTTGACGGTCATGTCATCGATGAACAGGTACGGATCAGCCGGCACCAGGTAGGTGACGTCGGGGTGAAGTGGCGTCTCGCCTGCGACAGTCATTTGCTGCGCGCCCTTGAGGAAACCATCCCAGTCGAATGCCTGGGCACGTGCACCCCATACACCGGCGCGGCAGTCTTCCGCAAAGCGCGACCAGTCGATCAGATTGGCGGTGCTGCGCTCGATCGGGCTGTGGTGCGCCTCGAGCGGATGCCCTGTGTCGTGATCGGTTCCGCCGCAGACGAAGCACCTGCCAGCCTCGCGCTCGATCAGCGCCTTGCGCGTGCGGGTGAATAACGCGGTGGTCGTGCGCGGAACGTGGCCAGGCAGCAGCACGTCGACGCTCAGGGTTTCTTTCTCTTCGTGGGTCTGGGTTACGTCGGACATATGCCCTCGGAAATAAAAAACCGCCCGAAGGCGGTCTCGTTGGTGCCGATGGCAGTTTGATCAGACGGGGGCCGGGGTGAAATCGACGTAGTACTTCTCGCCGACCTTGAACTGACCCAACAGGGATGGATTGTTGATATGAATTTTGAACTCGGCCGACGGCGAGTACTTCGCATAGGTGTTGTCCTCGTCACTCCCGTCTGCCGGGTAAGCCTTGGCTGCAACGGCGTTGAAGTGCAGAATCTCGCTGCTCTGGAATTGTTCGATCCGATTCAGTTGGACCTTGGCGCGCATGTTGGGCATCAGTGATGTTCCTTCTGGTGGTGAAAAAGCAAGAAGCCGCTCAAATGGCGGCGGTTACATGAGGCAGAGCTGTCGCTCTTGCTCGCGGCGCTGAACCAAGCCTGGCAGCACCTGCCCCTTGGAATAGACCCACTTGGGCAGTTCGTTGCAGGCCCCAACAGGATCGCCAGCATTGATCTTGCGCAGCATGGTGCTGCTCGCAAAATTGCCCGCGCCGGCGTTGTAGACGAAACTCGCGAGCGCAGCGCGGCGGGTCTCAGGCATCGGCACCTTGACCATGCGGTCGACAGTGGTGAGCGCAATGCCCAGATCGCCGCGCAGCAGCTCGTCGCACTGCGCCTGGCTCTTCACCTGCCCCACCCTCACGCCGGCCGTATGGCCGTAGCAAATCGTCGGAATGCCGACGGGATCGAGATAGGCCGAGAGCCGTGAGCCCTCGAACGCAGGCACAATCACGGCTGCGATCGCAATGGCGCCGCCCGCAGCCGCGGCGACGGCCCGCTTGATTAGCGGATTGGTCGTCTCGCTCATAGTCGATCCGGCCATTTGCCATGCATCAATGCCCACACTGCCCCCGCGAGCGCGACGAACGGCGTCAGGAATTTGGCAATTTTCCCGAGCACGCCCAGGAAACGGATGCCGCCCTGCATGATCTGAAAGACCTCGATCAGGCCCTTCATCGCCTCACCGGTCTCTTTGGTCTGCTCTGTGTTTGCGACCATTTCGGCCCGCATCGCGGCAAGATGCTGGGTCACGAAGGCGCGGAAATCGCTCTCGGACATTTCCATGATCTGTTCCTGATTCATGGTTCCCCGGAAATGAAAAAAGCCGCCCGAAGGCGGCGGTGGAATGCGTGGGTGGTAGCTGCCGGATTACGGCGCGACCTTATCGGCTGGCAGTGGCGTGTTACCCGCCGCGAGCCATCGCTTGAACTCTTCATAGTCGACGTTACCGTCGGCCATCGGAATGGTTGCGCCGTCCGAAAGGCGCGTGACGAAGCCCTCGGTGATGTAGAGCTGATACATGTTCAGAGCCTCGCAGTGATGACGAAAGCGGCGTTGTTAGCTGCACCTGCTGATCCAGACGCTACGGTTCCGGTAGCTGCCAGACGCAAACAGCGTGTTGAGTTGTAGTTGATGACAGGCGTGTTGCATTGAGTCAGGGAGAATGAAATCGACGGAACGGACGGGGCAACTCGCATTTCGACCGGATAGTCAATTCCGCAGGTTCCAACCGGAGCACTGACGGACCCCGCCCAACCGCTGATGAAGAGCGCTCCCACCGGCACGTTAAGCGCGTAGCGCTGACAGTCTTTGAGGTCGTCCGGATAGTTCTTGCGCGTGACGGCGGAAGCCACCGTGCCCTCCTCCAACTGCCACTCAGTGAACCAGAAATTCTTCGTCGTGACCGCGCCGCACGCGACCTGAACCTCGATCTCCAAGCCCTTCGAGCAATCGCCCAGAGCCTGAGTTGCCGTGACCACAGCGCCGGTCGCGCTCGCCACAGACGACGCCGAGCTGGTGCCGATCGTCGTCACCGCAGAGAAATCATCAGCGGTCGTGGTCGGCTTGCGGAACACCACCGTGTAATTGATGGCCGAGCCGACATCGTGCTGAACACCGATCTGAAACGTGCCGGTCTGGTTCTTGAATTTGACTGCGTCCGCCGCTTCCATTCGGTACCGCCAAGATACTTGGCCGGCGCCGGTCAGCGTGCAGCCAGCGAGTTTGGCCGCATACCCAGTTCGACCAACGGGCGCTGCCGTGTCTTGCGTCAGCGTGCCAGCGGTGATCGCACCGCCCGACGCCCACGCGGCAATCATCTCGACCGGACCGTACTGCGGCGACGTGGTAAGCGTCGGCACAGTCGACTGGATCGCGACCTGCGCGCCGCTGTTGAAGAGCTTGTTTCGAGACGACGCGGCCCCCGTCGAGCCGACACTGGATTGAAGCTGGGCAAGCTGCACCGCGTGCTGCGGCTGCGTCGCCGGAGCGACGGAAAACAATTGCGCTACGGCCCCGGCAAGCGCCGCGTAGCGCCCGTCCCCCGTTGCTTGGCTGATCTTCTGGGTGAGCGTCTCGGACAAGATAGGCGCGCCACTGTATTGCGTGATGTTCCCCGCGGTGATCGACGTCTGCCCGTTCGCGACCGTCACTACCCAGATCCCAGTCCACCCGGTGTCGGCCGCCGGCGTAACCTGCGTGCCCGTCGTCGCGGCGATGCCCGCCTTTGCCTGAATCGCAACAATCCCTTTCCGGAACGTGTTGCTGGTTTGGCCGCTGTTGTTGGGCCCCTGCCAGGGCTGCGAAGGGTTCGACGAGTTATAGAACTGCAGTACCACCGGCGTTGCATTGCCAGTCGTCGGATCGAGGCTTACGTCCTGATCCTGATATTGGACTTGGACCAGGTAGTTGATCGCTTGGCCGGCGGTCGGCGGCGGCGGGCAGGACACGAGCGTCGGATCGAGAAGAATCCCCTGCTTAAAGACCTGATGAGTAGTGTCGGCAGCCAACGTCCCGAACACCGTGGCCTCAAGCGGCGCAAGCGCGTAAATTTCCCCTGGACCGAGACTGACCTGCAGCGAGGCTGGCGACGTCGGCGCGCACGCCAGCCCATTGGCGATTGTGGACGTCCCGAGCACAGCCGCAGCCAACTTCCCGTGCGCGATCATGTTGTCCTGCGCCGGCTTCGTGAAAAACCACTCGTAGATCGATTGCCCGATCTGGGTAATGAGACGGTTCAAGGATTGCCCCCGAAATGAAAAAGGGCCGCACTTGGCGACCCTGGTCAATGAAGAAATTCTGCAATCAGCGGATGGCCACCCACATGACCGTGCCCACTGGCTTGACAGCGTCGACGGCGGCGTAGATGTCGGCGTCGGACGCCGACGAATGGGTGTAGGACGAAGAGTTCGTGTAGGACGAAGCGAGTGGCGTGTTCAGTGCCGATTGCGACGGCGCGGCGCAGTACGCCGCCCCAGCAGTGCCGCCCGTAGCGACGGGACGGAACGCGGTGATCATCGCCGTGTAAGGAACGGCCATCGAGCCTAACCGAGCGACGCCGCAGTAGCCGGCAGACGTTGGCGAGTTCAGCGCGCCCATGTCCATCGGCCGGTTCGGCTCGAAGATGGTCGGCGCTTGTCCGGTTACATCCTTCAGCACCTGGACCATCGCCGGCCGGGTACCCTTTCCCCGCAGCAGGTTGATGACGATCCGAATACGGAACGAATCATCGGACTGCCCAGGCTCGCGCATTAGCGCCGCGCCGAAGAAGTCCCACGCGATCATGTCAAGCCAGCCGTCGGTGGCCGTCGCAATACGTGTCTGCTGTTTCGCGTAGGCCCACAGCGAATAGACAAAGCTCAGGCCGTACGCGATGCCCGCCAGCAGCGCGTCGAGGATCTCGGCGACGCCCGGGAACCAGGCCGTCGGGAGCAGCGCGCGCAGGCGCTGAAACATGTCCTGTTGGTCACCCGTCATCACGTCACCTGCACCGTACCGGCTTTGATGGTCTGCTGCGACGTGGCAGCGAGGTCCGACGTGCCGCCGTTCAGCGTGACGCCGGTAACGTTCGTGACCCCGTCCGATGCCGCGTAGGCGACCTGCGCGAGGCGGGTGAAGCTCAGCGACACGCCGAGTCCGAGCGTGTTGATGTAGTTCTGAATCGCCGCTGCCACGAGGGCGACGGTTGCAGCGTGGTCGTACCCGCTCGCTGTCACAATTGCCATGACCACGTTGGCGATGACCGTATTGGGCCCATACACGCCGTATGTCACGCTCAGCGGGCGCACATCTTCAATCGCATTGGCCGCAGACGCAAGCAGCGTCGACGAAGGACTGCCCGTGCCGTCGTCGACGATCACATAGAAGAACCCGGGCTGCGCCAAGCCGCTGCGCTGCTGGTTTTCGGTAACCGTGGCGCTGACGTTCTGTTGCAGCGAAAGCACAGCATAGAGAACCGCCGCCTTCGTGGCCTTCGACAGACTGCCGATGTACGCGACGAAGCGGGCGCGCAGTGCCGTGTCGATCTCGGCATCGGCGCCGTTGGTAAACGCTGCGGCGTTGGTCACGGTGTCGATGCCGGGCATGCCCTGCACGATCGTGTTCACCGCACCGGCAACAACATTGCCGGACGCGCCAGCAACTTGAGCGAGCACCGGCACCGAAACGTAAGGCGTACCAGAGCCCAACACATAGGCGTTCTGAGTCGCGTCGTACGCCGGGTTCGTTGCATCCAGCGTGACTGCGAACGTCTGCGTGCCGTCCCCCGTCTGCACGCGCGCACCGATCGGCACGATCGCATTGAGCGTCGGCGTAAACCGAGCGAACTTCACGAGCCCGCTGGCCGGGTCAGCAGGAATTCGGGTCACCCCGAAATCAGCCATCCATGAATCAAGGTCGGAACCGCTCGACGTCGATGCCCGCGTGATGACCAGCAACTGCAGAATCAGCGATTGCAGCCACAAGGCAACAGCTGCGGTCGCCTCGACGACCGCGCGCAGCGTCGAGCCGATGGTGAGGTCTACGAGCCCCGCAGCAGCGCCCTGGATGGCCGTCACCTGCTCGCGCACCAGCGTCACGAAGTCTTTCGTGGAAATGGTCATTGATTCACGTTGAAACTGAGGGTGGCGGGCTGGCCGGTGGCCGCGTCCGTATAGCGAATCGACACGCTGACACCGCGCGCGATGGCTTGAACATCGATCACAGGGGCCGGCCGGCGGGCAACCGAGGCTTCACGCAGGATCTGACCGCGAATCTTGGCGCGGATGCGCCCCGCATCCAGCGTGCGCCCGACTTCGCGCGGCAGGCCCGCCCCGTAATCCAGATGGAAGATGTAATCGCCGGGTTCCGGCGGCGTCCCGCCAACGGCCGGGCCGCGCGGGTTGGTCATCAGGCGCCGCAAGATACGCTGTTGCGTCTGGTCGGCTCCGCCGACTAGCTGCAAATCGCCCGAGGCCGAGACGGTAAGGTCTGAGCCCCACATGTGATTCAAATCGCTCATCAGGATGCCTTGACCGTAGACGTCATGTGCGCCGCCCCCATCTGTTGATTCGGGGCAGCCGTGACCGTCCCCGTCTCGTTATGGGTGTGGCCGTTGAACAGGGACATGAACGCTGATGTGATGATGGAAAGCAGCGATTGGCCCGCCGCGCCAAGGTTGATGGCCGGCGCGGTGATGTTTGCCTGGCCACCGGCTTGCACGTTCACGTTCCCGGTGGCCTGGATCATGATCGTCGGCGCCGTGGCATCGATCTCGACCAGGCTGTTGATCGCGACCTTCCCGTCGTTCGTCATCTTCATGAACGCGCCGGATTTGTGCACCATCCAATACTCACCGGACGGCACCCGCATCGCCTGGTCGACGTCATTGAAGAATCGCGCCACCGCAACGGGCGTCTCGGCGTTGCCGAGGACGAAATCGACCTTTATCGCGTCCCCAATGGACGGTGCAAACACCACACCCCACCCTACCCCGACGGCCGCTGCCGCGAGCTGGATCCAGCCCGTTTCCGTCCCCTCCGGCTGCAGAAGCACTTTGACCGCGTGCGCGGCCGGGTCATAACTGCTGATCGTCCCGTCGCGCGATTCCGAGCGCGTGCCAGCATTCATCTGAGCCAGCCCGCGCATCGCGTTCGCAAGCGCATGAGGGTTCATAGCGTCACCGTCGAATCAGGGGCATGGTTTTTGGCGTTCAGCGACATCACGTAGCCATCGGTCATGCTCATTCGGCGAACGACACTGTCCGGAAAATATTTCTGGTCCCAGGCCGTATCCGTACCGGCAACCTCGACCATCGTTGTGACCCCGAGGATCGAGTCGGCGGGCATGCGGGAAATCTGAAGCTTCATCTCGTGCGCGATGAGTTCCGCATAGATCTTCTGGGCGCGTTCCAGCGCTTGCTCTTGTGTCAGGCCCGGAATGGTGTAGCTGTAGATCTGTGCGCCGCCGAATGGCTTCGCCTTGCCCGCCTGTGTCGTCTTGGCCTTGTTCGGGTACGACACCGTGAAGCCCTTCTTTTGCTTGGCGTTCCACGTCCGCACCACGACCTGGATGCCCCGGGACACTGTCAGCGCACGGCTGAATTTCATGTCCACGACATTCGCTTCGGGGTAGCCCTTCGTGTCATCCGGCGGAACCCACTGAATCAGATAGGGCGTCGAGTCGGGATCCGTCTTCGGCTCGAAGTGCAGTTCCTTGCCCTTGACGTACACGACGAACCCCTCGATGTGCGCGAGATATGCCAGCAAGTCCCACTCGCTACGCTGATCGGTCAAGTTGACGTGATCGATCTCGTAGTACTTGCCAGCCTTGGCGTTCGTCGCAGTGACCACCGGCGTAAGGCCATGACGCTGCGCGAGCTGCGTGGCGATCTGCGACGCGGTCAGGTTCGGCCACTTCTCGGTTGTCTTTGCGTCGATGAATACCGACGTGAGATCACGCCCGACCAGCTCGATCGTGCCGGCCACGATGTCGAAATCGATATCGTCGACGCGGCCGTACAGTTCGCTGACAAGGTCCGTCAACTCATACCTGTCTGGGTCATTTGGATAGCCCCCGAAAAGCTCGACGAACATGTCCGACTGCTCGGAAAACCAGCGCGCGTCGCGGTCGCTTGGCAGCATGTCGGCGACGAACGTCACCCGAAAGGTGTCCGCTGAGTAGAAACCGTTCGACTCAGCTTCCCAGCTCACCCAGCCCGTGATCAGCGTGTCATTCAGCTTTACGGCCCCTCGTGGCCGGGTGGCAGCAGCTGCAATCGGCACCTGGTTGAGGCTACGCATTGAACACGCCCCCCGTGGGCACGTTGTACGGCGGGATCTTCACCGAGTTCACGCCGTTCAGCACCGGATCGGTGATGCCGTTTGCCGCGGCGACCGTCGTCCACCCCATCGCGTCGCCATACTCGTTGGCGGCCACGCGATAGAGATTGCCGCCAGCGAGGGTTAGGCTCTTCGTTCCAGCGTTGATCGTGCCGAGGTTCTTGCCGAGGCGCCCGACCACCGTGTTGAGCTGAGCCAGCACTGGCAGTTGCGTTGCAGCGGTCACTTGCTGAGTCAAGCGCGCGATATTCTGAGAAATCGGGTTGTTCGGCAGAATGCCGCCCAGTGTCGTGACATTGAGCAGCGTGTTGTTCGTCGACGCAATCAACGTCTGAACCCGCGAGCGCACCGCATTGAGCGGTTGTAGCACCCCGTTTATGGTGCTTTGCGCGGCCTTGGCGAAGCTCGACACCTGACCGATTGCCGTGTTGAGGCCACCTACCAGCGCGGACAGCGGACCGTCGCCGACCAGGTCAGAGAGGCCGCCGATCGATAGCATGTCGTCGCTCACGAGAGCGTCGATGCCCGCGTCCGGCACGTCGCGCACCGAGCGCGTCAGGTCTTCCACGACCTCACACGTGATGCGGTACGGAAGCTGGTGCCAGCGCTCGAAGTCCGCCGTGAATTCGCGGATGACGACGAGGTAGTAGAGCTCGGACCAGATCAGTTCGAGTTCCTGGCCGGACTCTTTCAACGTCTTCAGGTACAGCGCGCGCTCGAGGGCATTGGAACCGAAAAACAGGCCCGACCACGACAAAGGTTCCGGATCGTCGCCCATTGCCTGAACGTGCCGCACGCCACCGACCATCTTGTGCACGACCAGCGCCTGCTGGCCGCCAAAGCGGATGCTTTCAGGGACCTCATGGCGCGTGAAGCTGAAGTCGCCGAGCATGAGAACAGTGTCTGGGGTCATTTTGCGTAGTTCATGCCGACCGGGGGCAGCCCGAGACCGACGTCGTACATGCCAGAGCCGAGCGGACGAGACACTTCCCGCGCCTGAATTGCGGAAGTGCTTGAAGCAATCTCGCGCCGGCCGCTTTCGGTCAGGAAGAGCTTCGCCTGAAGTGGACGCTGCCCCTGGTCGCGGGTTGCGATATGGCGGCTCTCGTACCTGACGCCGTCGACGCTCGGCGCATTTGGCGTTCCCGGCGCCGCCGGGGAAGTCGATTCCTTGTCGTCACCGCCGAATGGCAATAGCGACTTCACCCATTTCCATTTCGAGACAATCCAATCGGCCACGGCGCCAAGGGACGACTTCACCATCTCCCAAGCGGCGGTCAACTTCGGCCCCACTTCATCCCAGTTCCGCCATAGCAGGTAGGCGGCCGCAGCGATTGCGGTTATCACAAGCCCGACGGGGTTAAGAAGAAGCGCACGACCAGCGATCAGGAGCGCTCTGCCGAGCCACATCAGCCCCGTTCCGAGAACACCGAAAAATCGCCCGATGACGGGTCCCAGACCGAGGAACTTAATGATTCCAGCAGTCATCAGCACACGTCCAAGCACGGAAAGCGCAACGGCAACACCGGCAAAGCCGAGGACAATCGTCTTCGTTGCCGCGCCGTTGCGCTGCATCCACTGGGAAATGCCGTCGAGCGAATCCGCAAACTTGATCATGTAGGGGATCAGGCGCGGCAGCACTTCATATCCAAGCCGAGCCTGGACGTTTTCCCACTGCTTATGCATCGCGCCGGATGCCAACTGAGGGTTCGTTTTCAGCAGCTTCTGGTACGTGTCCATGCTGTTGCCTTCGGACTCGACCAGCTTGCGGTCACGCTCGAATTGAGCGGCCTTCTTGATCAGCGTCGAAACGCCGAACTCTGCGTTCCGATCGCCGAAGAGCATCGCCGTGGCCGTATCGAAGCCGACGTTGCGGGTCTTCATCAGCTTCTCGATCGCCGGGCGTGCAATCGTGTTTGCCCACTCGAACGGGTTCGACAGAAACAGTTCCGTGCCGACGATCGACCCCGGCTTGATGTGGCGATTGCCCGCCCCACCCCGCCCGACGCCATTCGCATTGACCAGCCCAGCATCGAGCCAGTTGCCAATCATCTTCTCGGGGATCCGGCCGCCCGCGATCGCGCGGCGCATGGTCTCAAGAATCGTACCGGCGGACTGCGCGCCGCCGCTGCCCGTCTTGACCTCCTGCATCAGCGTCGGCAGGTACTTGTAGACGAAATCGTCGTCCAGACGCATCCCGGACGTCTTCGCCGTCTTGAGTGCCATGTGGTAGTCGTGCACATTCAGCGTGCCGCCAAATGCCATCAGCGTCCTGGCCATCATGTCGGCGTTGCGCTGCATGGTTTCCATGCTCATCACGCCCGTGTTGCGCAGCTCGATCGCCTTGACCATATCGAAGGCGACATGCTCTTGCGGTTTGCCGCTCAGGGCTTCCATCACTGCGCGCGTGCGCTGCACCACAGGCAGAATGCCGTAGGCTTCGTGCATGTGATCGGTACCAAAGACGGACCGCAGTTCGCGGATGGCCGACAGGTTTTCGGCCGCACTGCTCGTGAGTACGTCCTTGGACGTCTTCCATGCCGCTCCGGTCGCCTCCGCGATTTCCTTCTGCGACATCCCCGATGCTCCCATCAGGGAAAGCTGTCGCGTATACTCCTTGGACACCTCAAGAGTTTTTCCGAGCGAGCCGAGCATGCCGTCGCCGATTTTCATCGCGGCAAAACCCGCCCCCGCAAGCTTCAGCGCGTTGAGTTGCTTTTCGAGCTGGACCGCTTGGCCGTGCGTCTTGAGGATGTCCTTACCCAGCAACGCCAGCCCCTGCGTGGCCAGATTGACCAGCCGAACGCGGATGCCAATCGAATAGGCTTCAAACATGGGAAAGATTCTCTATCGGATGCAGGAATGGGCCGCTGATCGGTTCAGCTTCGTCCAATACCCAAAGGTCCGCCGTGCACGCGCGGACCGAGTTTCGGGCTCGTGGGCGGGGTCGCTGTTGAAGTGGCTCGTCTTCGCGATTCTGATGTGGTGGCTTTGGGCGCCGGTTCTGCTGGTCGTGGCCTTCTTCGTGCTCGCAAGCTTCGGCAATCAACCCTCGTAG